CCAACTCAGAATTATTCGGTTAGAGGGACCACAACTTTTGTTGGTTCAGCCAATATTGTCACAGAGATAACAGAGATTGGTGCAACCGCTAATGCAGCATCTTACGAGGCGAACGTAGCATATATTTACGCTAATTCAGTTTATCAGGTAGCAAATTCAGCAGCCATTGAGGCAAATGTGGCTTATTCATTAGCCAGTGCAGTCAGTGATACAGCAAACACAGCTTTATCCGAAGCAAATACCGCATATTACTTAGCAAACAACTCCGTCCAACTTGTTGATGGCAACATTGACGGAGGTAATTTTTGATATATGTTTTTCAATAAATAGGCAGATAACAATTATAATAAGGACCCTAAAATGGCCGCATCAAATACAAGTATTCTAATTAAGCGTTCTACCGCAACCGGTACACCAAGTTCGCTTAAGGCAGGTGAATTAGCATATTCATATCTGTCTAACACCATCTTCATTGGTAACTCAACAGGTACTGGTGTTGTAAACATTGGTGGTCAATATTATACATCACAAATTGACAATGCTTCTTCAGCAAATGGTTCAGGAACCATCGTCAAACGTGATGCGATGGGTAATATTTCTGTTGGATATATTACTGCTGCAGGCATTTCTGTCAGTAATCTTAATGCTAACACAGCAAACTTAGCAACATACGCAACACAACTACAAAATCCACAATATTTTGGTGCATACGGTGATGCAACTGCAGCTAACGTTATCTTCAACGGTACTGCCAACGTTGAATTAGGATTTACATTAGCAACAGTCAACTCAAATGTTGGTGCATATGGTAATACAACAAGCATTCCAACAATTACAGTTGATGCAAAAGGTCGTATTACTTCTATTTCTAATAATACGATTGCAACTTCATTCACTGTTTCAGGTAATACAGGATCAGGTTCACAACAAGGTGGCAGCACATTAACTATTGAAGGTAATGGAACTGGTATTACAACAACAGTTACTGGTTCTGGTGGTTCAGAAACAGTATTGATTGCTACAGACAATACAGTTTTACGTTCTAACACTTCTGGTGTTGGTCCACAAACAATTGGTACAGACGTACAGATTTCTGGTAACTTGATTGTTTCTGGTACTGCAACATACGTCAATACATCGATTGTGCAAACTAACGACTCAATGATTGAGTTGGCAGCCAATAACACTACTGGTGACGTAATTGATATTGGTTTCTATGGATTGTATAATAATGGTTCAACAAACAATGTAACTGGTTTATTGCGTGACGCAGGTTCTAAAAACTACTATTTGTTTGCAAACATTGCTGCTACAAATGCTTCAATAGCAAATACATTAAGTAATAACTATTTTACACAGGCAAATACTGCCACGTTGTATACAAACATCAATGCATTCCAGTCAACAGTTCAAACGTCAAATGTTGTAAATCAAACTGTTAGTGGTACATTAACATTAACTAACGCATTAACAGTACCAAATGGTGGTACAGGTGCAACAAGTTTTAATGCTGGTAGTATTGTAATTGGTAATGGCTCTGGTGCATTACAAGTTCTTGCGAACACAGGCACAGCAGGCTCATATGGTTCATCAAGTTATATTCCTGTAATCACTACTGATGCATACGGCCGTGTTTCTTCTGTATCTAATACTCAAGTTGCAATTTCAGCATCTCAAGTTACTTCTGGTACATTAGCGCTTGCACAAGGTGGTACTAATAATTCATCTTATGTAAACAACGAGATTACATATTTTAACGGCTCTGCAATCGTATCATTAGCAAATACTGGTACTGCAGGTACATATGGTAATGCAGCTTATATTCCAGTCGTAACAACAGACGGATTTGGTCGTGTATCTGGTGTTTCTAATACTGCAATTGCAATTCCTGCATCACAAATTACTAACGGTACAACAGGTACAGGTCAAGTTGTTTTAGCAAATAATGCAACATTAGGAGGCACAACAACAGCAGCTACATTAAATGTTTCTCAACTAAATGTAACAACATTAAATGTAACTTATTCAAATGTAAATTCTGTTACTGCTAATAGCATTAACATCGGATCATTGACATATGCTGCAACAGGTGCGTTTGTTGCGTTTGGTTCTAATGCAAACAATTATCAACAAGTTGTTATTCAGAACGCAAATACAGGAACACAAGCATCCGCTGACTTTGTTGTTTCTAATTTCAATTCTACTGACACCACTTTATATGGTGACTTTGGTATCAATGGTCCTAATTTTGTTGGTACTGGTTCTCTAAACGTTGCAAACAATGTTTACTTATATGCACAGAGTACAGACCTTGCAATTGGTACTAATAGTTCAAATCCAATACACTTTGTTGTCAATAACGGTGCGACCGATGCAATGACAATTGCTGCCAACGGTTATGTTTCAATTGCACAAGCACTTGCAACAGTATATGGTGGTACAGGACAATCTTCATTTACACAAAATGGTATCATATATGGAAATGGAACAGGTGCATTACAAGTTACTGCAGCTGCAGGTGGTGCAGACCAAACATGGTCTAATCAGATTCTGACTGTAAACAACACTGGCGTTCCAACATGGACAACAACTATGGATGGAGGCGCCTTCTAAATACTTTATTATGTTTTATTAGGAGTTTGAAATGAGTGAAAAATATGTGAATCATTATATTGAGTTGTTGACTAATACGATGCAAGATGCTGTATTGAGAAATATCTCATTACAGACTAATCTTAAAATTAGTGACGAAGCAGTTGGTGAATTAAATCAAAAAGTTGAAGAATTGGAAAATATCATTGAGAGTTTGAGGAATGAAACCACAAATTCTCAACAAAGTGCTAATGAGGTTATCAACAATACCATCAAAGAAAAAGATAGGATTGTTAGAGAAATAAGTGAAGACAAAGATAGAATTATTGATGATTTGAGAAAAGAAATCAATACTTTGAATGGCATGAAACATGAATATGAAAATGTACGTCATCAGGTTCAACACGTTGATACTTTTAGAAATGAATTAATTAAAGAACGAGATGAACACCAAAAAACTCGTAATGATTATGAATCTAAAATTAAATCATTAAATGAACAAATAGAATATTTGCAATTAACTCCGGCAAAGCGTAAGAAGATTGAGGAAGCTAAATCTATTACGGCAACAACAATCATAAATCCAATAGAGGATGGCGGAAGTTTCTAATAGATGACGACATTTGCAAATACAACAATTCAACTAAGAAAATCTGGCGTATCAGGTAATGTACCAACATCACTAAACTATGGTGAGTTGGCACTTAACTACTACGATGGAAAGTTGTATTATAAAAATGCTACAGGTACAATAACATATATCTCTAGCGGCCAGTTTACCAATTCATTCTCAACAATGAACGTATCTGGTTCATTGATATTCGCAACATCTAACACAGACACATTAAGTTTCAAAGGCGCAAATGGTATTGGTGTTATTGCCAATACTACAAGTAAGACAATTACATTAGATGGTAACATTGTCTTCTCAACAGCCAATGCAAAGACACAAACATATTACCAAAATTCTGCACCAAGTTCTCCAAATCCAAATGATTTGTGGTTGAATTCTAATACGGGCGTGATGTATGAAAACTTTGGTAATACCGCATATCCAATATGGGCAGAATTTGGACCAACTGGTGCACAAAGTAATGTAACAAATTCTATATTCAATAGCATCAGTTCAAATACAATATATGATAAAGGTGTAGAGTTATTACTTTATTCTAATAGTATTTTTGTACAAGCCAATGCATCATATAATCAAGCAAATTCATCAAATGCATTAGCACAAGCAGCATACAATTACGCTAACACATCCATAACAACTTCTGGTGGTTCAATTACTGGTCGTTTGAATGTCACTTATCAACCCGTAAGTACAATTGGTACAGCTGTAAATATTACTGCGGCCAATACAATTGGTGGTACAGGTTATGCAGATGTTTTAAGTTTCACAAATAGTTCTGCAGGTGCAACTAAGCCAAATAAAACCATACGTTTAGATAGCGTTGGCAACTTGCAGGTTGTCAATAGTGCATATCAAATAACAGCAATGTCTTTGTCTGATGCAGGTGATATGACACTTGCAGGCAATACAACAACAAACGGTATCGCTGCTGGTTATGCACCAAATCGTCCAGCATTTTGCGTAAGAGGTAATGGTGGCTCAGTTGCCGCTACAACAACATTAACTAATAGCAATTGGAATATTGAATACAACCAAGGAAGTTACCTGAATGGTTCAACAGGCATATTCACAGCACCCGTTGCAGGTTTATATCAAGTTAATTTAGTGATTAGAACATATAATAATAGTTCAAGTGGTATTGCTCAAGCCTTAGTTAGAAAAACTGCTGCAATTGGTGGTGGGACAACAACTTCTATTATGGTTGAATTTGGTCCAAACACTTCAATGAACCATGCCGGTGGCGCCAACATTGTGAAACTGGCGGTAGGCGATACACTACAATTAATTGCAAGTTCTGGTACAATCATATTTGATGGCAACGACAACTGGTCTGTGGCTTACATAGGATAATAAATGGCAATAAATTTTCCATCATCACCGTCAATAGGACAAAGTTATACCGTAGGTAACAAGACTTGGGTATACAATGGTTATGCATGGGATTTGCAAGTCTCCAATCAAGGTGGTAACTCTTTTGGTACGATTGTAGTATCAGGACAATCAACTGTACTTGCGAATAGTGCAAACTCACCATTGACTTTGGTGGCAGGCAACAATGTTACTTTAACAACGAACACAGTAACAAATTCAGTTACAATCAATTCCTCAGGTTCGGGTGGTGGAGGATCATCAACAGATAATGTAGCAAGAGCAACTGCAAATGCGGCCTTTGATGAGGCTAATTCTGCATATAGTTTAGCTGGTTCCGCTTCAACACAAGCAAGTGATGCCTATAGTTTAGCAAGTTCTGCGTATTCTACTGCTTGTTCCGCTTATAGTTTAGCTTCAACGAGTTTTAATGCTTTTACGGACACCACTGGTGACACTATCAGTGGCAGTACAAGTCAGACGGTTCAATTTGTTGGTGGTAGTGGTGTTACTGTTGTAGCAAATCCATCAACATCACAAATAACAATCACTGCAAACACATCTTCTAGTAGTGGTTTTCCATACATAGATTTAGGTTCAGTAGCAAATACTGTGGCAATATATGGTACTGTGGATTTGGGCACTTTGTCTTAAAAGAATAACATAAATAAAAAAGGTTAATAAAGGCTATTATTCATGTCAACACAATTACAATTAAGACGAGGTAATACATCACAGATTGCGGCATTTACAGGTGTCGTTGGTGAACTTGCTGTTGACACACAAGCAAACACTTTAGTATTACAAGACGGTGTAACTCAAGGTGGTCATTATATTGCTACGCAAGACACCGCAAATAACATTTACGTTCGTGCCAATTCAGCATTTGTTCAAGCAAATTTGGCATATTCTACTGGAAATTCTGCTGGTTCTTACGCTAATTCCGCATTTACAGAAGCCAATAATGCATTTGTATTGGCAGGTAATGGTTATAATCAGGCCAACTTAGCATTTGCACAGGCAAACGCAGCCTTTAATGCTGCCAATAATGCAGGTACATATGCACAACCAGCATTTATACAGGCTAATGCAGCGTTTGTTCAAGCTAATTCTGCATATGCAGAGGCTAATCTTGCAAATTCTACAGCTACATCTGCAGGTGTATATGCAAATGGCGCTTTTGCATTAGCAAATATAATTTATTCTTTTGCTAATACAATTAGTGGTGGTGCTGCGATTGATAACGTTGCAAGAGTGGTTGCTAATTCCGCTTACAATCAAGCTAATACTGCTACAACCAATGCAGCTGCAGCCAGTTCTTATGCAAATAGTGCTTTTTCAACTGCAAATTCAGCAGCATCATATGCTAATGGTGCTTTTGCGGAAGCAAATTCTGCATACAATTACGCTAACACACAAGTTAGTATAATTAGTGGAGTTGATGCAACTCAAAATAATAATATTGCTTCTGCATCCTCATATGCTAATGGTGCTTTTGCAGAGGCTAATGCGGCTTACAATCAAGCAAATACCGCCAACGCAAATGCAATATCAGCAGGTTCATATGCCAATTCTGCATATAACTATGCAAATACTCAAGTTGCAATAATTGCTGGCGTAGATGCAACACAAAATACAAACATTTCTGCCGCAGCTTCGTATGCTAACGGTGCTTTTGCTGAAGCAAATTCTGCATACAACCAGGCCAATACGGCAACTACAAATGCGGCTGCTGCAAGTTCTTACGCCAATTCAGCATACACTCAGGCAAATACGGCCACAACCAATGCGGCCGCAGCATCTTCATATGCTAATAGTGCATACACACAGGCAAATACAGCAACTACTAATGCAGCTGCAGCCAGTTCTTATGCCAACTCTGCATTTAATCAGGCAAACACAGCCAATTCTACAGCAACTTCTGCTGGTGTATATGCAAATGGTGCATTTACTCAGGCCAATACTGCAAACACTAACGCAACTTCTGCTGGTGCATATGCCAATTCAGCATATAATCAAGCGAATACGGCAACTACTAATGCAGCTGCAGCCAGTTCTTATGCAAATTCATCCTATCTAACAGCAAACTCAGCAGGAATTTATGCTAATGGTTCTTTTGCACAAGCAAATGCAGCCTTCACAACCGCTAACTCAGCTGGTGTATATGCAAATGGTGCCTTTGTACAATCAAATGCAGCTTTCACGGCTGCTAATAGTGCAAGTTCTTATGCTAACAGTGCTTTTACTGTTGCTAATAGTAAATTCTCATCTTCTGGTGGTACAATTTCTGGTAACACCACAATTAATGGCAATTTAACAGTTAGTGGTAATATTACATATACAGGTAATGTAATCACTACAACTATTTCAGGTAACACTGGTCAATTTTTTGGTTCATCTGCAAATGGTTTTGGTGCATTGTACGCTGGAATTCCAACAGGTTATACTTTCGAATCACAAACAATTATCCAATCAACTGGAAATTATAATGATTTCGTACAGCTGAATTTACAAAACATCAATAATGGTGCCAATGCAACGGCTGATTATACTGCAACATCCGATAACGGTACTGCAAATGATGGTTATATTGATATGGGTATTACCAGTTCAACATACTCAAATCCAAATTATAATTTGTTTGGACCAAATGATGGTTATTTGTATGCTGCTGGCAACACGACAACTGGTGGTGGTAATTTAATATTTTACACAAACACACCAAAAGATATTGTTTTTGCTGCAAATGGTGCTACAACAGATAATGAAATTGCTCGTTTCAAATATAACACAGGTCTTGTATTAAAATCTTTACCTATTACATTCGCAGACGGCACAAAACAAAATACAGCAGCTGCACCATTTGGGTTCTCAAACTCAATATTTGTTCAGGCAAATGCTTCTTTTGTTCAGGCTAACTCATCCTATAGTGCAGCCAATAGTGCAGGTTCATATGCTAATGGTGCTTTTGTTGAGGCAAATTCTGCTTATTCAACTGCAAATGCCGCAGGTTCATATGCCAATTCAGCATTTACAACTGCAAATTCAGCTGGTACATATGCTAATAGTTCTTTTGTTGCCGCTAATAGTGCAGGATCTTATGCTAACTCATCGTTCGCTGCAGCAAATTCTGCCGGCATTTATGCTAACGGTGCTTTTGTACAATCTAACTCAGCATTTACTACTGCAAACTCAGCAGGCTCATATGCTAATTCTGCGTTTATTGCGGCTAACAGTGCCGGTGTTTATGCAAATTCATCATTTATTGCAGCCAATTCTGCTGGTGCGTATGCGAATAGTGCTTTTACGGCAGCTAATTCTGCTGGTGCATACGCAAACTCTGGTTACACTCAAGCAAATACCGCTACAACTAATGCGGCCGCAGCATCTGCGTATGCCAATTCAGCATTTACTACTGCAAACTCAGCAGGTGCATATGCTAATGCAGCCTTCTTAGAGGCAAATGCCGCTTTTGCACACTCTAATACTACATCAAATACTTTTGTTGGTACAAACGGAACAATTGCAACACCAACAGGCAGTTCAATTACATTCAGTAGTAATAATGGTGTAACGATTACTGGTTCTGGTAATACATTAACAATCAGTTCTAATCAAGATTTAAGACCAACTGCAACACCAACTTTTGCAAGTTTAACATTAACTAATCCATTGACTGTTGCAAATGGTGGTACTGGTGTTAACTCATTTACTGCCAACACAATCACATATTATAATGGTTCTACATTAGCATCATTATCTAATGTTGCAACAGTTGGTACATATGGTAATACAACAAGTATTCCATCTATTACAATTGATGGTTATGGTCGTGTAACATCAGTCACAAATAATGCAATTACAGTTCCACCTGGTACTACAATTTATGCAAACTCTGGCCAATTAACTGCTAACGCTTCTACTGGTAATGTTGCTCTAGGTCTTGCAACAACTGGCGTAACTGCTGGTGCATATGGTAATACGACAAGTATTCCCACACTTACAATAGACACATACGGCCGTATTACTTCTGTTTCAAATAACTCTATTACAGTTCCACCTGGTACTGCAATTTATCCTAACGTTGGTCAATTGACTGCCAACTCGGCAACAGGAAACATTGCACTTGGTCTTGCAAACACTGGTGTAACCGCTGGTGTATATGGTACTGGTTCTTCAATACCAAGTCTTACAATTGATTCATTTGGTCGTATTACTTCTGTATCTAACAATTCAGTTACTGCAACAGCAGCAATTGCCGTTAACGTAGATACATTTACTGCCAACGGCACAGGACAAACATATCAGTTATCTACAACACCATATGGTATTAATTCAACAATTGTTAATATCAATGGTGCAACACAACAAAAATCTGCATACACATTGTCTGGCAGTGTAATTACATTGTCTGAAATAGTGCCTTCTGGCTCACTTATTGAAGTTTCTACTTTATTAAATGCTGCAAATTCAAGTTCTTTAGTTCCAGCATTAGTTCCATATGATGATAATTTTATTGGCAATGGTGTAACAACAACATACAATTTGTCAACAATACCTTCTGGTATAAATTATACAACAGTATATGTTAGTGGTGTTGCACAACAAAAATCAACATACTCAGTATCTGGTAATACAATAACATTCTCATCTGCACCACCAAATGGTTCATCTATTGAAGTTGTTACATTAACTGCAAACAATGGTGTTTTAATTGGTTTGAGTAGTTTTGGTGCAGCTTACAATGCTGTATATTCTACATCAAGTAACACGTTGACTGCTGGTACATTACCAATTGCTGCAGGTGGTACAGGCGCCAACACTTATGCATCAAATGGTCTTGTATATTTTAACGGTACAAATTTTAATGCAATTGCAAATTCATCTGTAACGCCAGGTAATTACACCTATTCATCTATAACAGTTGACCAATTTGGACGTGTTACGGCTGCATCTAGTGGTACTTCACCTGTTACTGCGGTTTCTGGAACTTCTGGCCAAATCTATTCTACTGGTGGTACAACACCAACAGTTAACTTAATTGCGACAACTGTAACTTCTGGTACATATGGTGGTTCTACACAACATGCTGTATTTGCAGTTGACCAATTTGGACGTTTAACATATGCAGCTAACGTAACTCCAAGTATTGCTAATACACAGATTACAGGAACAATTAACTCTACTCAATTGACAAACACAGGTGTATCTTCTGGTACATATGGTGGTTCTACTGCAATACCAGTTCTTGTTGTTAATGCACAAGGTCAAATAACTTCTGCCGCTAATGCATCAATAACTATACCTCCAAGTACAGCAATATACGCTAACTCAGGACAACTTACTGCCAATTCCAGTACAGGTAATGTGTTACTTGGTTTGGCAACAGCAGGTACCGCAGGAACTTATGGTGCAGTAAATTATATTCCAATTATTACTACTGATGCATATGGTAGAGTTACAACAGTATCCAATACTGCAATTGCATTAACATCAGGCCAAGTTACAACAGCATTAGGGTACACTCCATATAACTCAAGTAATCCATCAGGATACTTAACATCTAGTGGTGCAGTTACTTCGTTGACAGGAACATCAAATCAAATTTCAGTTTCTGGTTCTACAGGTGCAGTTACACTATCTACACCACAATCAATTGGAACTGGTTCTTCTGTTCAATTTGGATCATTTGGTGTTGGTACTGCTGCATCAGGAACAACTGGTGAAATTCGTGCTACAGGAAATATTACTGCTGGTTATTCCGATGATGAACTAAAAGTTAAATTAGGCAATATTGAAAATGCATTAGAAAAATTATTGTCATTGAACGGTTTCTATTATCAAGCCAATCAAACTGCACAAGAGTTAGGTTACACAACAGAAAAACAAGTTGGTGTTTCTGCACAAGAAGTACAAAACGTTTTACCTGAAGTTGTAGTACCTGCGCCAATTAGTGATAAGTATCTAACAGTACAATATGAAAAACTTATACCATTACTAATTGAAGCTATCAAAGAACAACAAAAACAAATTGATGCATTAATGCAAAAGGTAAAATAAATGGCATTAACAAAACTTAGTAGTTTCGTACTTGCAAATACTGGGGTAACATCCGGTTCTTATGGTGGTACAACTACGATACCATCAATCACAATTAATACTGAAGGACAAGTTACTTCAGCTTCTAACAATATTTTTGCACCATCTTACCTTGCAATTTCAGGTACTGCAACATCTAATTTGACTGTATTGGCCACATCTGTTGCATCTGATGTAACAAACACATATGCACACTTGTATACAACAGGTATGTTTGTTGCAAATACAGACCAATCAATTCAACTTGGTGTTCAAAACTTTGCAAATACAGGCAATTCTTCATCTGATATTGCTTTATATAATAATGCAGGAACAGACACATCAAACTATGTTGACTTAGGTATTATTAGTCAAAACTATAACACCACATTAAATGCATTTACTGCTGCTAATCCAGGTGATGCATATTTGTATTCTAATGGTAGTAACTTATTGATTGGTGCATATACCGCAAGTAAATCAGTCAAGTTCTTTGTCAATGGTTATAATGCAGCCAACGTTGGTGTTGTCATCAATGCACCAAATACTATATCAACAAGTACATCTACAGGTACATTGACAGTTGCAGGTGATACTGGTATTTCAGGCAATGTTAATATTGGTGGCACATTAAATGTTACAGGTAATATTACATTCTCTAATACAACAATCAATAACGTAACATTAAACACAACAGACCAAGTTATTGTTACAAACACCACACCATCTACATCAAATTCCACAGGTGCTTTAATTATTTCTGGTGGTATTGGTGTTAAAGGCAATGTGTATTCTACTGGTACAATTACAGGAACATTAGCAAGTACAGGTGTTACAACAGGAACTTATGGTGGTTCATCGGCCATTCCAGTTATTACAATTAATTCAGGTGGTCAAATAACATATGCAGGTAATGTTTCTGTTTCTAGTACAGCAATTGTGGCTAATTCAGGTCAATTAACTGCAAACGCTTATACAGGTATTGTTGCTTTAGGTTTGGCTACAACAGGTACAGCAGCAACATATGGCAACTCAACAACTATTCCAGTTTTTGTAACTGATGCTTATGGCCGTGTTATTTCAGTTTCTAATACTGCGATTGGAACATTAAACCAAAATACCACTGGTTCTGCCAACTCAGCAACATACTTAACTGGCACATACACAGGTTCATTAACATCTAGTCAAATTACAACAGGATTAGGATACACTCCATACAACTCAACTAATCCTTCTGGTTATCTAACATCTAGTGGTGCAGTTACTTCCGCTGTTGCAGGTACAGGTGTTTCTGTGTCCGGTGCAACAGGAGCAGTTACATTCAGTATTGGTCAAGCAGTTGCTACTTCTTCTAGTGTACAGTTTAACTCGCTTGGAGTTGGCACCGCAGCTTCTGGAACTGCTGGTGAGATTCGTGCAACCAATAACATTACTGCTTACTACTCCGATGATAGGTTAAAAACTAAATTGGGTGCAATTCAAAATGCATTGTCTAAAGTTAAAAGTCTCAATGGTTTCTATTATGAAGCTAACGAAACTGCACAAGCATTAGGATATGAATCAATTAGAGAAGTTGGTGTGTCTGCACAAGAAGTTCAAGCAATATTACCTGAAATTGTGGTTCCTGCACCAATTGATGATAAATATTTAACAGTAAGATATGATAAATTGATTCCATTACTAGTGGAAGCTATCAAAGAATTAAGTGAAGAAGTCGAAAGATTAAAGGAAAATAAATGACATTACCTGCATCAGGCGCAATATCGTTTAGTAATATAGACACCGAATTAGGATATTCAGCAACTGCACAAATATCATTGAATTGCTCGGCCGTTCGCACACTATTTGGCCAATCATCTGGTGCTATCTGTATGAATACAGGCCACGGTAAAAGTAATACAAGTGTTCCTGGTGCCCCAACAATTGGTTCCGCTACAGCTACAAGTTGTTCTGCAATTTCTGTTTCCTTTACAGCACCAAGTTGTACAGGACACTTATCTATTACTGGTTATCAAGTTGTTTGTACTTCAACTGGAACAAAAACAGCAACAGGCTCAAGTAGTCCAATTAGTGTGACCGGTTTATCTTCATCAACAAGTTACACATTCCATGTGAGAGCACAAAACTCATTAGGTTATGGATCTTATAGTGGTAATGCTAGTGCAACCACACAAGCTGTTCGTGGATGTGCCACTTTCTGCGGAGCGCGTGGTTCAACACGAACTTATAACTGGACGGTTCCTGCAGGTGTTACTTCAATTTCCGTTGTTACAGTAGGCGGTGGATCAGGAGGACGTTATGGGCCTGCAGGAGCGCTTGCGTATTCAAACAATATTGCAGTTACGCCTGGGTCAACGGTAACAGTTTATGCGGGTTCAGGTGGACGTTATTGCAACTCTCAATTTGCGTCAAGTAGTTATGTAGTTGTTGGTGGAACTAATTATGCAGTTGCCTCTGGAAATAATATATATTGCCAAGGTTCAAATTATTCATGTGCTTGCGGCGGCGGTAAAGGTGCTTACGGCAATAGCTATGGTTGGAATGGTGGAATGGGTGCAGGAGGATATACTGGTTCTGGCGGAAAAGGAGCACAAAGCGCAGGTGGAGGTGCTCAGTGCGGATCTGGTGGTGGCGGCGGAGGCGGCAATTCAACTTATGTTTGTTATTGTTGCTCAACTTTTGGATATTGCGGCGGTGCAGGAGGTGGTGTAGGTTTACACGGCCAAGGAGCCAATGGAGCAAAAGGTGCTTGTGGTACAAACAATGGCGGAGGCGGAGGGTCTGGTGGCGGTAGCGGATCAAATATTGCTTTTGCTATGTACGGTGGAAATTACGGTGGGTCAACACCTGCATCTGGAAATTGTAGATACGGTGGAATTGGTGGTGTAAGGATAGTGTATCCTGGTAACACTAGGCGATTCCCATCTACATGTGTAAGTTGATATAGGAAATCAAAATGGCTTTTTATATTCAAATTGAAAATGGACAACCAATCGGTCATCCTTATCTTGAAGAAAACATATTAGATGTTCACGGACAAATTCCGTTCAATTTTCAACCGTTTATTCATAAAGATAAACCTGATATTGAATTTGGCATATATCAAAAACAGCAAAAAACATATGGTTTAGCACCTGATGGTGTTTCATGGACTGAAATTTTCACTGCTATTGATATGACTGAAGAAGAAAAAACAGCAGAAATGAATTATATTAATCGTATTTTAGATTTGAAATTAAAAATTTTGATTGATAATGCAGATCATATGATTTCACAAATATCAGATCAATCTCAAATTAATGTTTGGAACACATACAAAGAAGTTGTTAATTCAACTGTTAAAACAGAAGATCCAATAGATGTTTTGTTGCCCGTGCTTCCTAAAAAAGTTAATGGTGTATTCACTGAAAATCGTGATATCAACAATGTTTGGAAAACAACAACTTATCCTTGGCCTTAAAAATGATAGAAATACAATGGATGCCAATTACAATTAAACCTAACTTTGACGATATGCCAGAGTTAAACATTGTTTATATTGAACCACAATCTGCTATTAAATATTTTTTAGAAGCAAAAGAAGGTCAACAATATTTAAAATGTCCTGCTTTTATTGATTATTTGAAAAATTCATACATCATTAAAAGTCCTTACGATCTTGAAATTACTTTAAAAAATGATATTTCTACTATTAATAACTTCGGTCAAACTTTTTACGACAATAATATTAAAGTAAGGATGCAACCCAATGGGTCTCATCTTTTTCATTTGATGCCAAGATATTTGTTTATTACAAATAGTAAAAAACCAGTAAAACTAATCACACAGCCAATTCCTTTGTATGATGATCCAAACCCCATAAAATTAGTTCCAGGTCAATTTGACATTACAAAATGGTGTAGACCAATTGTTTATACAACAGAAACTTATTTAACTGAAACAGTTGTAAAGTTAAAAAGAGGTCAACCATTATTCATGGTTAAATTTGATTGCGATGATACGGTTATTTTAAAACAAGGAGTTTTAACAAAAGACATAGAACAACTTACTCGTGCTTGCTTAAATGTAAAACATACTACACCAAAAATGAATTTGAAATCTTTGTACAAAATGGCTAACGGATATATGACTTTGATGAAAAAAAGAATATTTAAATCATCATGAAAAACATTGTTGTAATCAAACAAATAAAAGAAAATGGTTATTTTCTTTGTAACTCATCTTTAATTGTAAATAATCAAAAAAATTTTATTTTAGATTGTTTAGACGCACACAAAAGATTTGATACTCATGTAAGTTATAACAACATTGATTCAACAAAAAGTTATGCTTATTACAATATTTTTTCTTTGACTGTTGGATCTAATTTATTTTTTCAACTTTACAAACAATTGTGTGAAATAATTAGAACTATTGCAAATGATGATAGGCCGCTATGGATGAAATGTTGGTTAAACTATCATAATCCTCATCAAGTTTTAAAAAGACACATTCATAAAGGATCTTGGTTTCATGGATATGTTTCAATTGATCCCAAAAATACTTCAACAGTTTTTGATGATTTTGAAATAAAAAATGAAATTGGTAATATTTATGTAGGGCCAAGCTTAAAACATCATGAAGTAAAAATTCATGAAAATTATGATGGTTTTCGTTTGACATTGGGTTTTGACGTTGTAGATGAAATCAATACAAATGAAGCTAAAAACAAAGGTATTTTTGATGTTAATTTATCTTTTATACCCGTCCTCTGATTGAATTTTAAAGTTGCATAATGTAACTTTTTGCAACATAAAAAGAAAATACTATGCCAGATGGAACACAATCAAAATTAGAAACCGCAATTAAAAACCAACTATCAGTATGAACGTATTGTTTGGTTCAAAAGTTACCGTAAATTTCTAACGTTTAATATAGAAAGTCTATAATCTTTTGTTGAATAAATAGGCCAAATTAGGAGATTTTTGCATGGCCTCAGCACCCATTTTAACTAGACAAGATTTCACAAACTACTGTTTACGTAGGTTAGGAGCGCCAGTCATTGACATCAACGTGGATGAAGACCAAGTATCCGACCGTATTGATGATGCAATACAATACTGGCAAGATTACCATTTCGATGGTGCTCAAAAATTCTATTGGATTCATTACATTACAGAAACTGATATTTCTCATCAGTATTTGGATGCTTCACAAGCTACAGACCAAGATGGCAACAACGTTAACATCCTTGGTATCACACGTATTTTTCCATTGACAGATTCTCAGGCAACTATCAATATGTTTGACCTAAGATACCAATTGCGTCTAAATGAGTTGTATGACTTCACATCTGCATCCTACATCAATTACACATTGACTCAACAACACTTACGTTCTTTGGAACTCCAGTTCACTGGTGAAGTTCCTATTCGTTGGGTACGTAATATGCAAAGACTTTACATTGATTGGGCTTGGGGTGATGGATTTGAGATTAGTGCCGGCCAAGTTGTAGTTGCGGAGTGTTATGGTGCAATTGATCCAGACACATATCCAAATGTTTGGAATGACCGTTGGTTAAAAGAATATGCCACTGCTCTCATCAAGAGGAGTTGGGGAGAAAACATGAAAAAGTTTGGTGGTCTTCAATTACCAGGTGGTGTCACATTGAATGGCAAAGAGACATACGATGAGGCTATGGAAGAAATTGCCAGATTAGAAAGAGACATGATAGAGAACTACGGTGGACCATTAGAATGGTTCTTGAACTAAATGGCAACCAGTAATTATTTTAATCTTTATGGGTCTAGACCAGACCAGAAAATCATTGAAGATTTGATTGTAGAATCCATAAAGATTATGGGATTTGATGCTTACTATTTGCCAAATAATAACGATGCGGCTCGTGACCTTCTTTATGGTGAAGATCCAGTTAAATTTTTTAAGACAGCGTTCCCACTAGAAATGTATCTTTCTAATGCCACAGAGTACAATGGTGATAGAGAAATGTTTACTAAATTTGGTTTAGAAATTCGCAACCAAGTTTCAGTCATTGTATCTAAAAGAACATTTAGCCAAAGAGTACCACAGAATACATTCCAAAGACCACGTGAAGGTGACTTGATTTATATTCCTATTCTTAATGGAACTGGTGAATTGTATGAAATCAAATTCACAAATCAAACAAAAGACTTCTTCCAATTGGGTAGAAAACTGCCATACTTTTATGAGTTAGAGTTGGAGAAATTCAAGTATTCTCAAGAGGTTATCAATACTGGTATTTCAGACATTGATTCTGTTGTTACAGATTCTGGTTACACATTACATTTAACTACAGGAACTGGTTCAGGTACGTATCATATACAAGAAATTGCATTTGAATCACCAGACAATACATATGCAAATGCGTATGCTTATGGTACTGTGCAATCATGGATTCCATCTACAAATACTTTATCATTGTCTAACATATACGGAACATTCACTGACGGAGGTACGGCTATTGGTAAATCAAGTGGTGCAAGTTATATTGTATCAACATATGACCCACTAGAAACACCTGCAATTAAAGAACCGTATGACAATAGTTTAACTGCTGCGGCCGCTTCTGCTATTATCGATACAACTGAAACTAATCCTATAGGTGGTCTATAATGTCTAATACCACTTATAATAGAATGATTCGTAAGTTGACGGTTGCTTTTGGCAATTTGTTTGATAATATCACATTGGTGCGTTACAATCCAGATGAATCTGAACAAGAAAGATTTATTGTTCCACTGGATTATGCAACTAAAGAATTATATGTAATGCGTCTACAAGGTGATCCAAATCTTGATAAAAAGATTCAAATGGCATTACCACGTATGTCTTATGAGATGAATGGCATTTCATATGATGCAACACGTAAGCAAATAACAAATATGCAAAATTTTGCATATACAGGATCTCAGTATATTTCCCAATACACTCCAGTTCCTTATAACTTTGATTTTAGTTTGTATCTCTATGTGCGTAACATTGAAGATGGTAATCAAATTATAGAGCACATTTTACCATATTTTGCACCAGATTATACAATCAAAGTGAATATGATTCCTGAAATGGGTATTGTAAAAGAAGTTCCTATTATCTTAAATAACACTAGTTATGAGGTAACTTATGAAGGTGACAGAGATTCAGATACTAGAATGGTTATCTGGACTCTAAACTTTACTGTAAAAGGTTTCATCTTTGGTGCTATCAATGACAATGTTGGACTAATTGAAACATCTATTACAAATATATACAATAATAAAGTAACAGCAAATAATGTTTTGTTTGAGATGGCTGAAGTTGGTACTGGAAGTTACAAAATTGGTGAAATTGCATATCAAGGACCTTCAGCGTCTTTTGCAACTGCAACCGGTCAAGTAGTTTCATATCAGAATTACAATTTAGTTTTAACTAACTTAACAGGTAATTTTGTGTCAAACCAAAACATTGTTGGACAAACTTCTGAAGCAACTAGAAAGTTTTTGAACTACAAAGTTGTACCAATTGAACTTGCCAAGATTGTTGTTTCTCCAGTTTATGGTGATGTGTTTGAAGATTTGTCATCAGAAACTGGTTCAGATGATTTGAGAACTGATGTTGGTGTAGAAGATATGTCAACAGAAACGGCCAACTCTGGACCATTCACTATTAATACTGTTATAACGGAATATCCAAATACATAAAAGGTTAAAAAATGTCAAAGACGCTACAATTTAGAAGATATCCAACAAGCAATCTTGCTAGTATTACTGGTGCCGCAGGTGAATTGATTGTTGATACCACATTAAATCAAATAACTGTACACGATGGAGTAACCGCAGGCGGTTGGTATGCTGCTAATGCAATATCATTGGCGGCTAACGTTGCAAGTCTTTTAGGTATTGATGCAACTGCAAATGCAAATATTGCTTTAGCTTTAAGTACCGCAAATGCAGCATATTCACAAGCAAATAGTGCTGGTGCAATAAAACCACAAAATGCTCAAAGTAATAATTATGTTTTACAAACTTCAGATGCAGGAAAATACATTTATTACACAAACACATCAAATGTAAGTTTGTATATTCCTACTACAGCTAATGTAGCATTCTCTAATGGTAGTATCATTACAGTTGTTTCACACACAACAACAGGTAATATCACTATTGTTCCAAACACAGGTGTCTCTTTGTTTGCAGCTGGCAACTCTACATCAGGTAGCCATAATGTAACTTCTTATGGTGTTGTTACTTTGATGGCCGCAGCAGCAAATACTTGGTATGTACACGGTTTTGGTCTAAATTAAAATGTTAAATTGTTATGAATAACTTTGATAAAAACATGGAACAAATCTTTGATGTAACCACAAAGGCGGTAACTCCGCCTGTGGTTAAGAAAGAAACTTTACCTGCGGTAAAAGTTACTGAGACAGAACTTGAAGAAGATTTGGTTGATGCATACGAACAAACAAAGACTAATCTACAAGACTTAATAGACCAAGGTAAATCAGCTATGGATGAAATCTTGGAAATTGCAAAAGCAGGTCAACATCCACGTGCATTTGAAGTGTATGGAACTCTACTAAAGAATGTGGTAGATGCCAACAAAGAACTTCTTGCAGTACAAAAACAAATGCGTGACATGGATAAAAAGGCTGCACCATCAGGTTCTACAAATATTGATAAAGCCATTTTTGTTGGATCAACTTCAGAGTTAAGTAAGTTTATTAAAAACAACAAAGAATGATAGATTCAAAAGATAGTTACCGTGACAACCCGCTGCTTAAAAAAGCAGGCGTACAAATCAAATATTCACAGGAACAAGTTGAGGAGTTTTTGAAATGTGCAAAAGATCCGGTTTACTTTGCAGAACATTACATCAAAATTGTTAACGTTGACCGTGGTTTGATGTCGTTTGAAATGTGGGATTTTCAAAAAGAAATGATTAGGTTATTTCACCAAAACCGTTTCGTCATCACAAAATGTCCACGTCAGGTTGGTAAAACTACCACATCTGTGGCATATTTACTTTGGTTAACTCTATTCTCAGACTCACAGAACGTTGCTGTTTTGGCTAACAAAGGTTCGCTTGCACGTGATATTTTGGCCAAATACCAACTGGCATATGAGAATCTTCCAATGTGGTTACAACAAGGTATCATTACCTGGAACAAAGGTAATGTAGAACTGGAGAATGGTTCTAAGATTATGGCCGCATCAACCTCATCATCCGCAGTTCGTGGAGGATCATTTAACTGTGTCTTCTTAGATGAGTTTGCGTTCGTGCCTGCAAACATTGCCGAGGAGTTTTTTAATTCTGTTTATCCTGTTATCTCATCTGGTAAATCTACAAAGATTATTATTGTTTCTACTCCCAATGGCATGAATATGTTCTACAAATTGTGGATGGATGCCATTGGTAATAAGAATGGTTATAAACCATTTGAGATTCATTGGTCTATGGTGCCAGGTCGAGATGAAGAATGGAAAGAAGAAACAATTCGTAATACATCTGAAGAACAATTTAGACAAGAGTTTGAATGTGAATTCTTAGGTTCTACAAATACGTTGATTTCAGGTCAAAAATTACAACAAATGGTCTACAATGACCCCGTTTTTGAACACGATAAGGTTAGAATTTATCAACAACCAGTGAAAGAAAATGATGGTGAAAACATGGCAGACCATCTGTATGCTATCACAGTTGACGTTTCAGAAGGTAAAAACTTAGACTGTTCAGCATTTTCTGTGTTTGATATATCACAGATGCCATACAAACAGGTTGCCACATACCATAGTTCATCA